TGATGTGGCTGATACAGTCGAATATCTACTTGACAATGACCTATTATAACGTTATAATGTAAGAGCCGTGTGAAGGATGCACTCTGTGCTGATCGGGACCTTTTTAAGGTCCCTTTTTTATGTAATAAATATCTAATAATAGATATAGCGCGAGACAGATGCCTCTATCAAGATTAGATAATTTTCTGAAGAATGTAAAGGGAAATATCATCTATGTTGATCCCAACAACCTAGATGCTACTGACGGTATTGAGAACCAAGGTAACTCTGCTGCTCGTCCTTTTGCAACTCTACAAAGAGCCCTGATTGAGGCATCTAGATTTTCATATCAAAAAGGTGTAGATAACGATAGATTTGAGAAGACCACTATCTATCTGTCACCTGGTGAACACCACATCGACAATAGACCTGGATGGATCCCTACCGGTATCACAGGATCGGAGTATTTACTGAGAAGTGGTATCAACTCCAATGATTTTGTACCCTTCAATAATGCGTCGAATTTTGATATCTTCGACACCAACAATGTTCTGTACAAACTAAACAGTATCTACGGTGGTGTCATCATTCCCCGTGGTACTTCTATTGTTGGTACCGATTTAAGAAAGTGTGTAATTAGACCATTATATGTTCCTAATCCTGAGAATGATTTAATTACCCCTTCAGCTATTTTCAGAGTAACTGGTGCTTGTTATCTGAACAGTTTTACTATTAAGGACGCAGATACTAGTAAGCCCGCATATAAGGATTATACTATTAATACGTATGATCCTACCTTCTCCCACCATAAACTGACTGTATTTGAGTATGCTGATGGCGCCAATCTGGTAGATATTCAGGATGACTTCATCAGTTATTCTACTGATCGTACTGATTTGGAGATGTATTATGAGAAAGTCGGTATTGCATACGGTCCTGCATCTGGTAGAGAAGTAGAACCTGATTATCCAAGTCCTAATGTAGATATTCAACCTAGAATTGACGAATTCCGTATTGTTGGTCCTGATCAAGGATCTGCCGGAATTGCAAGTATCAGAGCTGGTGACGGTATTACAACATCTGACGTTATCGATGTCAAACTCTCCACCCCTATCTTTGGTCTGAATATTGATACAAATGTCATTATCAATAATGTATCAGATGACAGATATAACGGTACCTATCTTGTAACCGATGTTACTCAAACGGTAACTGATGCTGGAGTTACAGGATTTAAGTATGTTGTTCCTGTCCCTCCTGGTGACCCTCTTCCTAATCCAGTAGGAACCAATTGTGAGCTCTCGACTGATACCGTAACGTCTGCATCACCATATATCTTTAACTGTTCAATCAGGTCGATTTATGGTATTTGTGGTATGTTGGCTGATGGTGCCAAAGCCGATGGATTTAAATCAATGGTTGTTGCCCAATTCACGGGTGTCAGTCTTCAGGTCGATGATAACGCATTTGTAGTTTATAACTCTCAGAGTGGTTCATTTGACGACTCGGTTGTAGTTCCAAATCTCCACACTAACATTAACGCAGTCTATAAACCCAGTTACACCAACTATCACATCAAGGCCACTAATAATAGTGTCATCCAGTTGGTGTCAATCTTTGCTATTGGTTATGCCAATCACTTTGTTACAGAAAATGGTGGTGACTTCTCTGTTACTAACTCTAACTCTAACTTTGGTCAGATTGCCCTCGTATCAAGAGGATTCCGTGAAGAGGCATTTACTCAAGACGATGTAGGTTATATCAGTCAAATCATCCCTCCACAGACACTCAATCCTGCTCTCTCTACGATTGAGTTCTCCTCTCTAGATATTTCCAAGACCACTTCTGTTGGTGATACCTCTAGACTGTACATTTACAATGAGACAAATAAGGACGAGCCACCCAACACAACCATTCAAGGTTATAGATTTGGTGCAAAGAACGATGAGAACATCAACACGATTATTCCTGTAGGTGGTGTTCCCACTAACTTCCGTGCTCGTGTTGTCATGGAAGACACGGAATATGCCACTAAGAAGGTATCGGGTAGAAAGGTATCGAGAGTTGGTAGAAACGTTTCTACTGGTAATAGTATTACCAATTCTACCATTATGTTCACAGAGGATCACCAGTTCTTACAAGGTGAGTCCGTAAGAGTTCTGTCTAATGACGGTAGATTACCTGATGGTCTTGATACTAATACTGTATATTTCTCGATTGTAGATGGTCTCCCTGGTAACCAAATTCAGGTGGCCCAGTCATTTAACGATTCATTGTCTGGTAACAAAATCACCATCAATAACCTCGGTGACACACTATTTGTAGAAAGTAGAGTAAGTGATAAGGATCCTGGTGATGTAGGTCACCCAGTTCAATACGATACTCCACAAAGTCAGTGGTTCGTTAACGTATCGTCCGCATCTACTGAGAATAACTTATACGCTAAATTGACGAGTGGTGGTTTAGGTGATGCGTCACCAAGAACATTCTTCACCAGAACACAAGATACTAGAAAGTCGGAAGATAGAATCCATAAAGTAAGATTTGTCATTCCTAAGACTGTAGGTACTGAAGCAGCAAGACCACCTCTGGATGGTTATGTTCTTCAGGAGTCTTCACATGTAACTGGTAATAACAATACTGAGGTTCAACTAGACTTTAACCCTGGTTCAGTTACGATGAGCAATGACGCTCAGATGAGAAACTTTAGTTTCATTGCCAATGTAGACTATAAGGCTGGTATCGCATATTATACTACTGAACTACCTCATGGTCTATCGATTGGTTCTACTGTCATTGTTGAAAATGTTACAAGTACTGCACATCCTACCGCTGGTGTAGGACAATCCGGTTTTAATGGAACATATGAGGTATCAGGTATCTCTAGTTCTAAGACATTCCAGGTCAATCAAATTTATGCCAACCCTGGTTCATTTACTAACGATACATCACAAAGAAATACTTCTCTTCCAACCTTCCAAAGAAAGTCATTTGTTAAAGATTACTATGTTTATAACGTAGAAACCATCAATGACTACAAGAATGGGGAGCAGGATGGTATCTATTACATGTCCCTGTTGAATGCAAATGTGACACCAACTGTTGCACCATTTAATGAAAATCGTTATGAGTTCTCTCAACCAGTTCAGTTCCTCTATCCTCAATTAGATAGAGACAATCCTGTTTCCACATCACCATCATCAGATTGTTATGCATTACCTAATCCTGTAGGTAGAACCGTCATTAACAATCCTGTCAACAGTTTGACGGGTGAGACACTAGAGGAAATCTATACTGACACAGGTATTGGTGTAGGTCTGACTGATATTAGAAGTAATACTGTTGGTACAGCATATACCGTCTTTACAGCATATGACCACGGACTGAATAGAATTACAAAGGCAGTTATCGATAACGCAGGTGGTGGTTATGGTGATGGTTCAAATACCATCCAATACTATTATAATGCTAGACTTGAGAATCTAGGTTCTGGTTCTATTGGTAGAAACGCCACTGCATTGGTAACCGTTGACGGAACATCATCTGGTGAAATCATCGATATCGCTATCATGGATGGTGGTACTGCATGGGCACCTGGTGATACATTCTCCGTTGTTGGTATCGCAACAACCACTGGTAACACTCTTGCCACTGGTTCTGTCACTAGAATCCTGGATAACAGAGGAGATGTCATCAACATCGCTGGTATTAACCAGTTTGATGGTAGAAAGATGAACTCGGAGTATAGAATTACTGGTGTCTCTGGTATTAAAGAAGTAGAGGTTGTTCCTCTGGCTCCGGAAAATACACCGGTAAGACCGGGTATTGCCACTCAAGGTATCGGTATTGCTGCTGCCTCTCCTGCTGGTTTCTCTGTTATTGGTCCATCTTACGATGCAACCAACTTTGTTTATGATAGAAACAGTGGTATCGCCACAGTTACTACTGAATATCCTAACAGTTTCAGGGTCAATAATGCAGTCCGAGTTGCTGGTGCTGCTGCCACATTCTACAACAGAAACTTTGCTTGTGTGGATAAGATTGGACTTTCTACTGTTGTTCTTAATGTTGGTATCAATACTGTCACTGAGACAATTGGACCTGTTGGAAACATCACAATTCACAGTGGTGGTCTCTACAACAATGCTGGTGAGAGTATCCTTGGTAATGGTAGACTTCATGGTAGGGAACAACCCATCTATGCTGGTATCACGACCACGTTATCCGCTGCTGTTACCAGTAAGACTACAGACAACCTGAATATCTCCAATATGACTGATTATAATTTCCTGATTGGAGATTACTTACAAGTCAATGATGAGATTATGAGAATTAAAACGACTGTAAGTCGTGTTGCTGGAACAACACAGGTCAAGGTATTCAGAGGTGTATATGGTACAATTGCCAATACTCATCTTGAAAACAGTGTTGTAACTAGAATTAGGTTGTATCCAATCGAGTTTAGAAGGAACTCTATCATTAGAGCATCGGGTCATACTTTTGAATACATTGGTTACGGTCCTGGTAACTATTCTACAGCTCTACCAATCAAACAGACCAAACAGTTGACACTGGAAGAACAAATTAACGTTCAGGCACAAAGAATGTCTGGTGGTGTTGTCAACTACACTGCCATGAATGATAGGGGTGACTTCTACGTTGGTAACAAGAGAATTGCTTCTACCACTGGTAAAGAACAAGTCTTTGATACTCCGGTTCAAACGGTCCAGGGTGAAGACCCCTACACTGAAGGAACTAGTGATGATGTAACTGACTTCAATTATGTTGACTCATCTATTGTTCAGGTCAATAGAAACGTGGTGGTTGATGGTGGTGGAGACGGTAACATTCTGTCTGAGTTCAATGGTCCTGTACAATTCACGAAGAAAGTTGTAAGTACATCTGAGGAGGGAATGGAAGCAAGTAGTCTGTTCCTACAAGGTAATGCTCAGGTATCCAGAAAGATTACCGTTGGTATCTCTACTCCTTCAGAGGCAGGAACACCCGGTGATATTGTTTACAACGCCAACCCCACTTCAGGGGGTACAGTTGGTTGGGTTTATACCACAGCTAATGTCTGGAAGGAATTCGGAACGATTGCCAGTTGATAAATAAAAATAACATAAACTGACCTGGTAGATAAATGGCAATTGATAAGGATTTTGTCATCAAGAGTGGCTTACAAGTCAACGAGAACCTGATTTATGCTGATCCCGATACCGACAAAGTTGGTCTCGGGACTACTACTGCTGACAAAAGGTTAGTTGTAATCGGTGACCAAGAAACTAGTGGTAGTCTGGCAGTAGGAACTACCGTTAGTGCTCAAAGACTAGTTACAACTGGTTTTACCACAGCAATTGGTGGTGTTGATGTAGGTATTGCAGGTACTATTTTTAGTACGAGATACGATGCAACAGATATTGATGGTCCTGCTGCAGGTATTAATACAGCAGACCCAAGATACACTTTAGAAGTAATCGGACCTGTATCGATTGGTGATACAGCAGGATATATCTTTGGTGACCTGACTGTAACTGGAAACATCAGAGGCTCATCACTGTCTGGTCAGATTGCTGCTGGTGGTACAGTTGGATTTACTAATGTAACCGTAGATAATACTTTAGACGCAAATAACGAGAGTGTATATACACTATTCAGACTTCAAGAATTTGGTGGAGATAGATTTAGGTTCCTAACGGCAGGTGACCCTCCTGGTATTGGTTTCACTCAGAACCAAGATGACCCCATGATTTATGTGGTAAGGGGTCAAACTTACGTGTTTGATGTTGATAGTGGTGGCTTCCCATTCGCTATTAAGACACAACCCACTGCTGACCTTAACAACATCTATGATGATGGTGTGACTGGTAACCAAGTCCAGGTTGGTATTGTTACATTTAAGGTTCCTTTCAACGCCCCTAACGAACTATTCTATCAAGCAACTAACACCGCTGGTATGGGTGGTACTATTATCGTCACCAACGATGGTAAAGGTATTAATGTTGCTATCGCTACAGTCACTCAATTTATTGATGCAACGAGTGCTCAGGCAGACTTTGAGAACATCTATGTCTCTGGTATTGGTACAATTCAAAACCTGAAGGGACCAAACTTCAGTGTCAGTGCTGGTATTCTAACTGTAAGACAAGACCAAACTGCATTGATTGGTGTATCTACTGGTACAGACTTTGTAAGTGTCCAAGAGAAGAGTGATAACGTAAATTATCAGGTACCATTTACTCCTACTTTGGGTATTGGTTCAAACTATCAAAACATCTTTGTTGATAGTGAAGATGGTCAGATGATGTATAATCCATCGACCAACTATCTGACTGTCAATAGAGTATTTGGTAATCTGTCTGGTATTGCAACTGGTGCAGACAACATCAATATTGATAGTAAGGCAGACAGTACAAACTATCAAATTACTTTCAGTGACCCTGGGTTATATGGTTATGAGAGACAGTATATCGATAGTCAGAGTGATAGATTTGTTTATAACCCATCTACCAATACTCTTGAGGTAACTAATATTACTGCCACAACTGTAACAGCTGGTCTGGCTGGTACAGCAACGAGGGCTGACTTCCTCAATATTGACGCAAACAGTAATACCACTAACTTCCAAGTTGTCTTTAGTGATGCTGGTGGAACTGATTACCAAAGACTTTATATTGACGGAACTTCCACTGACTTTACCTATAATCCCAGTACCAATACTTTAACTGCTGGTAATCTGGCAGGTAGAGGTGATAATCTGACAAATCTTGACGCGTCAAATCTGTCACAAGGTACTGTTAATAATGATAGACTGATTAAAGCTTCTACTACGGTCCAGGGTATTGTACAATTAGATAGTACCTATCCACCTACTAGCTCATCAGTTACGGAGACCGCAACTACTAGTGTCAGTAGTCAGTTATATACTGCATTGACTGGTGTTATTCCTTCAGGAACAGTCATGCTGTTCTATCAGTCTGCTGCTCCTACAGGTTGGACAAAGATTACCAATCAAGACAATAAGGCCTTAAGAGTTGTGTCTGGAGCCGGTGGTGGTACTGGTGGTAGCAGTTCCTTTACAGCTACATTTGCAAGTAGTAGAACTGTTCCTTTACCTCAACACAATCACAACGCTAGTTCTGGTAATCAGAGTAATAACCATTCACACTCAGGAAGTTCGGGTGGAGAAAGCTCAAGTCATTCACATAGTGGTAGTGCCAGTGATGGTGGCTTCCATGGTCATGGTGTAAATGACCCCGGCCACGCCCATAATTATAGTGCCCCGCGGGGTAGTGTTGAGTATGGTGATAGAGGTTCTGAAGCTAGTTCAGACCGAAGTTCAACGAGATCCACCGATAGTCGTGGTACTGGTATTTCTATTGCGGGAAATGGAACTCACAATCATTCTGTGAATGTAGGAAGTAATGACCGTGGTCACACCCATTCTGTTTCTGTAGGAACCAACAACGCAAGTCATAATCATAGCATTACGACTGATAATGACGGAGTATCAGGTGCTAATATGAACTTCAGTGTTCAGTATATTGATGTAATTATTTGTTCTAAAGACAACTATTGAGGAGGTAAAGTGTTCATAGGAGAATGGGGCGACAACTGACCGTTTGACATTCCACTCTCTAACCCTTTGATATAAAGTTGTTGATTTATTTGATTTGCTTGGACTACATCATTTCTAAAACTTTCTACAGCAGCACCAGTTTGATTTGACTTTTGTGCAATCTCTACAGCCATCATTGGCATCCATGAAACGGCACATTTCCACTCATCTACTTCTTGACCTGTGTTTGGATTTGTACCACGAACCTGAGTGTACCATGCACATTTATGACCAACACACTTTTTCTTAATCAAGGGACAAAACTCACCGTCCTTCATCGTGTTAAATACTCAGTTATCTGAAAATATTTATCCACACCATATTATAAATACAACTAACGGAAGAAGCATTATAGGTAATGTCATTACTTAGGGCCGACAAGATTGCCAATAGGTTTAATAATACGGGCCCTATTATCGTAGGTCCGTCAACCGTATCTGGTGATTTTACAGTAACAGGTATTCTCACTGCCCTAGGAATTGGGGTCACCAACAACATGAGTGTTGGTGGAGCACTCACCACTAAAACACTTGATGTAACCAACGGCGCACAGATATTTCAAGCCAACCTAACTGGTGTTACCACTGCTGGTATCATCACTGGTGCAACTTATTTCGGGAACGGTGTTAATCTTGCTGGTGTTGTAACATCAATCGCAGCTGGTGATGCTATCACCATCTCCCCTGCTGGTGGTCAGGGTAGAGTTACCATCAATGCAAACAATGTACAGAATGCATCCCTAGCCAATACTGCTGGACTGGCAACTGATGTCCAGGGTGGAACTGCTGGAGCGGTTCTGTATCAGATTGGTAATAACGACACAGGATTTACTGGTGTAGGTAACAACGGAGAAATCCTACAATCAACCGGAGCAGGGTCACCCATCTGGACTTCTCTGGCTGCCATCAACGTATCTTACGCTGATAGTGCTGGTATTTCTACCAACCTATTTGGTGGTTCTCCCGGTAGAATTCCTTACCAAAGTGGTATTGACCAGACCGCATTCTTCGGTCCTGTTACCACCGGTTTCGTTATCATCGGTCAGGGGTCAGGTGCTCCTATCTTTGTTGATCCTAAGGCATCTTTAAGTGTTTCAGAGGCTCAAAGAGCTGGTGTTACTACAAGTTTAGAGAACGGATATATTTCTAATGCCTCCTCTATGGAGGTCATCGGTGTTACCACACTGGGTATCACCACTGCTAGACTTTTAGAAGTCACTGGTATCACCACCACTAACATCCTGAATGTTGGTACTGCTGCTACCATTCCTAACCTGACCTTATCAACTGGTCCTGGTGTTGGTGTAACAGCCATCCTTGATGAAGATAATATGGTGTCAGACAGAGTTGATGCTCTGGCTACACAACAATCAATCAAGGCATACGTCGATAGTCAGGTCACAGCACAAGACCTTGATGGTACAGCTGATACTGGTACATTTGCAATTGACCTTGATAGTCAGACACTCGACCTTCGTGGCGATACTAATCAGGTCTATATCACTGCTTCTGGTCAGACTGTCAATGTCGGACTGGATACGAATGTAATCGTTCCAAACAATCTGGTTGTCTCCGGTTTCACTTCACTCTCCGGTTTGACCACGATTACTGGTAACCTTGGAGTTACTGGTCTCACATCTACTCAGTTCTTAGATGTATCTGGTGTTGCTACAGTTGCAACCCTCGGTGTTACTGGTGTTACTACTTCACAGTTCCTTGAAGTAACTGGTGTAGCAACAGTCAATACCCTTGGAGTAACAGGTATTACCACTGTTGGTATCCTGACCGCTTACGACAATGTAGAATTTAAGAAAGACCTTACCGTTGATGGTAATGCTGGTATTGGTAGTCTTCTTGTTACTGGAGTATCAACATTCCAGGGTAACATTGACCTTGGTTCCGTTACCATTAACGACGGTAACTTTAACAATACCAACCTCACAGGTGTTACAACTGCCCAGACACTTGGTGTCACTGGTGTAACCACAACTCAATCTCTCCAAGTTATCGGTGTTACCACAACTGGAACTTTACTGGTTGGTAGTGATACCTCCACTCCTGGTTCCACTGATTATTCAGAAGTAACACTGAGTGGTCAGTCATCTGTCTCCTTTAATGTAACTTACACCCGACAAGCCACTGGATTTGTCCTCGACACAGGAACTATTGCATCTGGTAATGCCCAGTTCAAGGCAGACTCCAATTACTATTACTATGTAGCTTCATCTGGTCCTCAGGCAGACGGAAGAATTATTATCTACAGTGAAGCAGATTCAGCTTGGCATGTACTTCTGCAGATTGGTTCAAACTTTACCGAAGGTAATGTATCTGATAACCAAGCACTTGGTTCTGTTACCGCCAACGAGTCAGTAACTCCAAATAGCGAAACCGGAGATGGTAGAAACGTTCCTCAAGCTTCCGCCACAGTTGTATATGCAACATCAGGTGGAGGTACTACGACTAGTATTGGTGCTACGATTACCTCTGATGGTAACGCAATCTTCGCTGGTCTTGTAACCGCATCTAGTCTCCACGTAACTGGTATTACAACTCTTGGAGTTACAACCACTACCGACCTTTCAGCTGACCAAATCAGTGTATCTGGTCTCTCTACGTTTGTCGGTGTCGTTACAACCAAGGATGACCTGTATGTTGCTGGTAATCTTTATGTAACCGGTGACCTTGACTTTGATGAATTTACCGCACGTAATGCCAATATTACTGGAGTTGCTACAATTGCAACACTGGGTGTTACTGGTGTCACCACCACTCAGTTCCTTGAGGTAACTGGAGTATCCACACTGACTGGTTATGTTGGTGTTGGTAGTGGTCTGGTTGTAACTGGAACTGGTGTTACAGCAACCACACTGAATGTCTCCGGTGCATCTACGGTTGGTTTCCTGACTGTAACTGATAGTCTGTATGTCTCTGGTATTGCATCTGTTGGTGCAGCCATTACGATGTATGGTGATGTTGGTATCGTAAGTGCCACAGCCTTCTATGGTGATGGTTCTAACCTGACTGGTGTTGTTGGTCTGGTATCTGTTACTAACCAACTGTATGTTACACCTGATGGTAATGACGAGAACGATGGTTATCTGGTATCAACAGCCAAGAGAACTGTTGGTTCTGCACTGACTGTTGCCACACCTAGTACGGTTGTTAATATCTCTGCTGGTACTTATGTAGAGAACAACCCAATCATCCTTCCCGAACAGGTCACCCTCCTTGGTGACAGTTTGAGAGAGGTATCAATTGTACCACAGAACAAGAATGCTGACCTCATCTATGTAGCCAACGGAAGTTATGTTGAGAACATGTCCTTCACCGGGACACTGAATGCTGGTAAGGCAATCATCTCCTTCAATCCTGAGAGACCATCGTTCGTTACTCAGGGTCCTTACATCAGGAACTGTACTAACTTCATCTCCAACAGTGTTGGTATGAAGATTAATGGTGATGATGTCATTGGTCCTACCAGAGCAATGAACGTTGATAGTTACACTCAACTCAACCAAGGTGGTATTGGTGTTTCTATCTCTAATGAGGGTTATGCTCAGTTAGTTTCTATCTTCACCATCTATAACGACCAGAGTGTTATCTGTCAAACTGGTGGTCAGTGTGACCTGACTAACTCCAACTCTTCCTTCGGTAGATTGGGTCTGGTTGCTGATGGTATCGGTCCCACAAACTTCATTGGAACCGTAACGGAATTCACATCGGCCAACTCTAATGTATTCCCAATTGATATCAGCACTGAAACACTGTCTATTGAGAATGCTGAGTACGACCAAGTAACCGGTCTTACAACTATTACAACTTACAAGGCTACTGGCTTTGAGAGAGGAATGAGTATCAACCTGGCTGGACTTGGTTTCACCTGTCCTCCCGATACATCTACTTTCGTCTCTGGTACAACCATTGGTGTTACCTCTACGGGTACAGGTTCTAAATTCCAAGCACAAGCAGGTACTTCTTACGACCCTGCAACCGGTCTGTTAGTTCTGAATATCGGTGCAGGTCATGGTCTGACTGCACAAACAGAAAGAACTGCAACCACAGGAACTGCTTACGATCCTGCAACTGGTGTTCTGACTGTCGTTACGACAGCAAACCATGGATTAGGAACTGGTGAGTATGTCAAGATTGCACCTGATAGCCTTACCTTTACATGTGCAACTGATAACAATGCTACCAACCATACTTATCCTAGAGCTGGTGACCCAATCTTCAATGTTTGGAAGCAAGTCACGGTAGTCGATGCTACTACATTCCAATTGGATGTAGGTGTATCCAGTGATTTGTCAGCTCACACATTCGTAAGTGCAACGGCAAACGGTATCAAACTTGCCGAAAGCACAATCAGTATCGTAGATGGATCCCTTATCTTTACCTGTGCTACTGACGGTAACACTACTCAGTACGCATATCCTCGTTTCACCGACCCTGCCTCTGGTGCAATGTTCGGTCTTGAGGCAACAGGCACAGATACTATCACTATCAATGTTGGTAAGTCCTCCGATACTTCTACACATACATTTGTCCAAGGTGTAGCGGATGGTGTTGTTCAGAGAGTTAAGGGAACTGCATTCTCTCCTGTAACTGGAACCACATATAATGATGGAACTGGTGTATTAGTAGTCGATGCAGGAACTTCTACTGCAGTACTCAATGCAGCTGATACCTTTACTGCTACTACTGGAACCTTATATGTTCCTAACACAGGAACCCTGAGAGTTGTTACTTCAGCTTCTCACGGAATGACGACAGGTGACCTTATTAAGATTAATCAGGGAGCATTGACCTTCACCTGTGCTCAAGATAGTGACGCAACGGAACATGCTTATCCCAGAGCAACTGACCCCGTATTCAATAAGTGGGTCCAGGCTACGGTAATCAACGCAACCACATTTGATATCAATGTCGGTGTCACCACCACTGGTGATTATGACCACACATTCGTATCTGGAACCGCTGATGGTATCCTGAAAGCTAACAGTGTTCTGAACTTTGTAGATGACTCACTGACATTTACTTGTTCCAGAGACAACAATACTAGACAGAAGTCTTATCCACGTTTCACCGACCCATTCTCTAACCAGTTCGTAGGTGTTGAGGCTGTGGCTGGTGATACCTTCACCGTTAATATCGGTCAAGCCAATCTGGCTACCTTCCCCGATAACTTCGGTAGAATCTTCCAAGTCAATAGTGTATTGGCTGGTGCAGGTACATCATTCACCACATATGTAGGTGTCTCTACTCTACTCCACACTTATAATAGTGGTGGTAACACAAGTATCTTTACTACCAGACCCTTCGATGGTCAGGTTGTTTATCTTGATGATGTCTATAACACTGTTAAAGGTGTAACTATCACAAGTGGTGGTAGTGGTTATACTCAACCCCCTACTGTAACATTTGGAACACCATCGGAGTCTTGGGGTGTTCAGGCAACAGGTGTTGCAAGATTGACGGGTGATACTGTTACCTCAATTGACATGATTTCTAACGGTAGAGGTTATACATCAACACCTTCTGTTACCATCTCTGGTTCCGCTACAGGCACTGCAAATATCCTACCTACATACTATGTGGTCAGTAGTGCAACTCCTGTTGTGGGTGGCATTTCTACTGTAACATTCACCGAAAACGTACCTTACGCGGTTGGTGTTGGAACTACCGTTCCATTCTTCAAACAGAGTAGAATCCTGGCTTCGAGCCACGCATTTGAATACATCGGTTCTGGTAATACATTCCCCAATGCACTTCCACAAAGGGGTGGTGTAGCAATCCCAGAGAATGAAATTGTGAATCTGAATGGAGGACTGGTCATCTTTACTTCGACGGACCAGGCAGGTAATTTCAAGATTGGTGAAGGAGTTGTTATTAATCAACTGGAGGGTTCTATTACAGGTGACGCCTACAATAGAAGTCTATTCGCCAACATCACACCATATATTCTCGCATTAGGAGGAGGAGATTAAAAAATGGCACTAGCCCTTAACAATTATCAGACTATCACAGCTACTGTCGGTCTCAATACGGTTGGTATCTATACTGCACCAACTGGATATAGTTCCATTGTTCTTCTGGCTCAAGCAACGAATATCGGTAGTGACACTCAAACCCTAGATTTTTCTTATCAGAAGAATTCTACCGGTGTAGCAGTTACCACACCTATGCTCCAAGGGTTCCCAATCCCTTCAAATGATGCTGCTAATCTCTTGGCAGGTAAGCTTGTTCTTGAAACTGGTGATACTCTGGTTATCTCATCCAGTAGTAACACTGATGTGAAATTCGTTTCATCTGTTTTAGAGACACTTAATCAGTAATAAAAATGGCAAGATACGCTAGCGGTAATCAACTTAATCTCAAAGTTGGTGTAAGTTCTTATAGTAAAGACCTTACATCTCTTGAGGTTATCGGACGCGTTGGTATTAACTCTGCTACTGCCCAGAATGAACTAGATGTTGCAGGGTCGGTTAATATCACAGATGGTTTATCGGTAACGGGTCTCTCTACCCTTACTGGTATTGTTACCACTGGTGGTGACTTGTATGTTGGTGGTGATTTATATGTAAAAGATGATGTAGTATATGACGAAGTAACAGGAAGAAATCTTAATATTACTGGTGTTGCTACAATTGCGACACTTGGTGTAACAGGTTTAACCACAACTCAATTTTTAGAAGTAACTGGCATTGGAACTGCCACGAACTTACATGTAGATAATGACTTCTTAGTGGGTGGTGCTCTTACAGCAACCACCCTTACTGGTGCTGGTACTGGTCTGACGGGTATCACCAGTGCAACGAACGCAACTAATATCTACGGTGGTAACTCAGGACAACTGTTATATCAGGCTGAACCTGGTATTACATCAGCCTTTGAGAGTGGTAGTACAAATCTTGTTCTGGCTTCAAGAGGTTCAGGTAACCCCCCACAATGGGTAGCTGCTGCACCTTCTGGAGCAATTGAGGGTGTCCTTATTTTTGATGAGGGTTCTCAAGTAGGCTTAGGAACCACATACTCTGGTCTCGATTTTAGAGGTCTTGATGTAGTTGCAGAGGGTGGTAATAACGGTGGTATCGCCACTATTACAGTCTCACAACAGACTTTTGTACAACAAGCTGGTGTAGCAACCGCTGTTATTGGTGGTGGAGCATCGGTCACATCACTATCTAACTCAGGTATTACAACCCTATCAGGTTCTCTGATTGTTGGAGGCACCGGTAGATTTGACTCAGGTATTGTTGTATCGGGTGTAACCACACTTGGTATTGTCACCACTAACGTGACTTTCAACGATAATGTCAATATCGTTGGTATGGCAACCATTGGTATTGCATCAGTCAGTACATCATTAAATGTCTTTGGACCATCATCTTTACTTGATACTGTAGTAACTGGTGTAGTCACAGCCACACAATATGTTGGTGATGGTATCAGACTGTCAGGTATCGTAACTACGATTACTGCTGGTCCTAATATCTCAATCAACAACACGACCGGTAATGTAACTATCACCGGTCTTGCCAATACTGCAATTATTGTTGCTGACGAGTTGTTTGTTGCTGGTGTATCAACCTTCCAGAAACAGATTACTGCTGCTGACATCAACTCAACTGGTGTCATCACGGCTACTAATTATTTTGGTAATGGTGACACACTGTCAGGTGTTGTTACCTCACTGGTTGCTGGTAATAATATCTCGCTAAGTGGTTCTCAAGGTCAGGTCACTATCACTGGTCTTGCAAACACAGCCAACGTACAAGCTAATACATTAGTCGTAAGTGGTTT